AGTGAAGGGGAAGTTGACGAAGATGGAGATTGACTCGGAGACGGCGAAACACTCGGGCTGGTACTACTACTCGGAGAAGTCGAGGCGCTCGGGGACAGCGACGACGACTCGCTACTGCTTGGAGACGCACTTGACGAGGGCGAGACGCTGAGACTCTCACTACTGCTCGGTGAAACTGAAGAACTGGGCGAAACCGAGGGAGAGATGGAGCTTGATGGACTTACGGATGAACTTGGTGAGACTGAGGGGGATTCGCTCGGTGAAGGCGAGGTGGATGCACTGGGGGAAATGGAAGCTGACTCAGACGACGACGGGCTTTGACTTGCGCTTGGACTAAGCGAAGGTGACTCACTACTCGACGGAGAAACTGACGATGAAGGCGAGACGCTTGGCGAAATTGAACTCGAAGGACTAATGCTACTGCTTGGCGAAACACTCAAACTCTCGCTGCTGGACGGGGAGACGGAACTCGACGGTGAGATCGAGAGTGAGGTAGAACTACTGGGGCTGACGCTCGGAGAGGGAGAAATGCTCGGTGACTCGGAACTTGAGGGCGACTGACTCGCAGATGGACTAAGGGAGAGCGAAGGGGAGCTGGACGGACTCTGTGATGCGCTCGGGCTGAGCGATGGAGAGATCGAACTGCTCGGCGAGAGACTGGGGGAAGGACTAACACTCGGAGACTCGCTTCCGCTTGGCGAAGTCGAAGCACTTGGAGAAAGGGATGGAGATACTGACGCGGACGGTGAGGTGCTTGACGACGGACTCAGCGAGGGTGATATTGATGCGCTTGGTGATACTGATGCACTCGGGGACTGACTCGCACTCTCACTTGCGGATGGACTTATCGAAGCTGAAGGAGAGATCGATGGCGATGGACTGACTGAGGGAGATCCAATGAAGTCCCCGCCTCCAAAATCATCCGCAATGCCAGTTGAACCTGCGATGAAAGCAAGACCGATGAATCCGGCTGTGGTGTAGGTACTGTCGTTGACTGAGCCGACAAACTGCCAGATGCCATCCGGTGGTTTCCAGTACGCTGAAATCTCATCGCCAACTGCCCTGCCGCCGAAGGAGTCCCCGGAATTCAAGTCCAGAGAAAATGAATCGAGGATAGTACGGACGCCATCGTCGTAGCGAGCTATAGAGAGAAGGGCGTTATCAACGTCATGTCTGATTTCGTAGCCGTCAAAGGAGGTGGCTAAATCCTTCAACCTGAGATAGACCGAGCATCTACTGGTCTGGTTATTGACCGTTGTTGTGTAGACTTCGCAGTCAGGGCCAAAAGGAGTGCCCCATGACTGACTCCCCGCACCAGAGGGACTCTTGCACTGATTACTGACCACACTCAGGCCCAAACCAGCTGCAAATACCTTGTCTCCCCAGATTGCGGAAGGCGGCGGGCCTTCGTTGGCGCGATTAAAGTCGTCCAACAATGCTGTAGTTGGGAATGAAGTCGTAGACGGGCTGGGGGAAGCGCTGGAGCTTGGCGATGTTGACGCACTTGGGGATATGCTCGCACTCTCAGATGCGCTGGGAGAGAGGGACAAGGACGGACTTACTGAAGGTGAAACTGAAGCTGAAGGACTCTCGGACGAACTGGGACTGACACTCGGGCTGGTGGAGCTGCTTGGCGATCCACTGCTCGACGGACTCACGCTGGGGGATTCGGACGAGCTTGGAGAGAGACTGGGACTTGGAGAGATACTCGGGCTGACAGACGACGAGGGAGATTCGCTGCTCGACGGACTGAGACTGGGTGAGACGCTGCTGCTGGGGGAGATACTCGCAGAGGGAGACAGACTCGGACTCACACTGGAGGACGGTGACGCTGACGAACTCGGGCTGAGACTTGGGGAAGTTGAACTCGATGGTGAGAGACTGGGCGAAGGTGAGATACTGGGACTCGCGCTGCTGCTTGGAGAAACTGATGCGCTGGGTGAAAGACTCGGAGAAGTAGAACTGCTCGGGCTGACGCTGGTAGATGGGGAAACACTCGACGAAGGAGAAACAGACGGACTGACGCTAGATGAAGGCGACGCTGAAACTGTTCCACCGCCAAAGTTATCAAACACCACACTCGTGCCAGAGGAGCGCAGGCCGATCTTTCCTGCTGCCGAGTAAGTACTGTCAGTGCGTGTGCCGAGAGCAGTCCACGAGCCTGCGCCGATCTTGTAGTAGGCGGTAATGACTGAGCCGATAACCGAGATCCCCAGACTGTCCCCGGCAGAGAGTGACTGGGTGAAGGCTGCGCCGAGTTGGACAAATGATCCACTGTCAACGCGAAAGATCGTGACAGTGCTCGGGCTATCGGCTTGGACGTAGTAGCCGTTCGGGGAGGAGCCTAGCGTCCCGGCCAGACGCGCTCCCACTCCCTGATAGGTGCTGAATGCCGCGAGGGTGATGTAGGCTTCAACGTCTGGTCCACATGACGCACCCCAGTAGGAGGTGCCGTTCGCATTCGAGGCGTTCGTGCAGGTGTTACCCGATACCACCATGCCGACTGAGCCGGATTCCCAGATACCGCCCCAGTTGGCGCTGGGAGGCGGGCCTTCATTTGCTCGATTGAAAGTGTCGAGGATGCTCGTCGTTGGGAAGCTGACGGGAGCACTGGGAGAGGCTGAGGATGACGGTGAGAGAGACGCGCTCGGGCTGATCGAGGGAGACACTGACGAACTGGGCGAGACACTGGGCGAAGTGGACGACGAGGGGGAGATGCTGCTGCTTGGCGAGACACTTGGACTCGGACTCACCGAGGGCGAAACTGAGCTTGAGGGGGAGAGACTTGGCGATGGACTGATACTCGGACTCGTGCTGGATGAAGGACTCACTGAGGGAGATGGAGAGACACTTGCACTGGGACTGATCGACGCACTCGGGCTGCTGGTGTTGAAAGTGAGCGTGTCAGTGAGGATGAGGTTGGGATTGTTTGCAGTAGTGACTCCGTCTGAGATCGCGAGGTCAGTCGCTGAGTCTGAGCCGATACTGATCGAGCCATTGTGATTGTTGGTCCCGCTCGGATCGCCATTGAGGCCGACTTCGATGACGATGCGGTCGCCAGCGACTGTGGTGTAGTTGCCTGCAACACTAGCTACAGTGGCGCTTCTCGTTGTCAGCGATGACGATGTCTGCTCAGTACCGTCCTGACGCTTGGCGATGAGTGTCTTCTTAAGAGTTGAGCCGTTGAAGATGTACACCGCCCAAGTGAAGAAGAGATTGTTGTTTGCCGCCGTCTCCGCCTCACGCATCACGATGGAGATGTTCTGCCCGCCCGTGATCGTCTGACCTGCGTCCAGTGGGTGCGAGATGAACTGCGCGAGGATGATGTCGGCTTGAGTTGAGATCGCGGAGGTTGAGTTCCGCGTCGTCATTGTCGAGGAAAGTTTAGTCGTGCCTGCTGCGAATCTCGCAAATTGACTCGTGTCAGTCCAGCCTGCGTTGGGCGCGGGGGTGATCGGAGAGAAGGCGGTTGATTCGAGATAGAGTTTCGTGGACATAGGGGAGTCGATGCGCAGTCTGACTTCGAGCGGAGTCTAGCATGAAGTTGTTGCGAGGAGAGAAGATTTGCGGTAGAGTGCGAGTTGACTACCTCGTTGAAAGTAGTTCAAGCCACGACTGGAGCCAATCAGTTAACTCGCAAGGTGAAGCTGATTGGCTCTGGTTGTTTCTAGGCATATTCGACGTAAGAGTAAGACTGGACCACTTCCTGATCCACCACTCGCTTCCTCGGAAAGAACGCCATGACGACAGCGTCGCCGTCGTCAGTGGATCTACCTAACCGCTTGCGAATGTCCTTCTTACTCTCAACTGTGATCTTTCCCGATGAAGTGTCTCGCCCACGCTTCGGTGCTGTGAGATCACCCGTGAGGAGATCGCAGGGCGGGAGGGCGATGTCGGAGTCGAATGCTGGATCGAGCAGTTCGCGCATGTTCCACCATGCAGCTGAGCGACAGTTGGAGAATTCAAGTTCCTTGCCGCGATCCTTGAGCGACGTGGACTCGGATGCGTTGAAGGCGATGATCTTACGTTGGGGAAGCTGCTCTCTGAGCCGATCCACTGGGCCTGAGCCAATCCCGATCACGTCCACCATTGCGTAGGCGTGAGTGTAGCGTTCGAGGATTCCCTTGACGCGACCTACAATCGGCATCGTGTCCGCAATGGCGTAGCGGTCCAACTGCGTCACTGTGTTGCCTTGACGACGCGCAATCACCGTCTTGTCGCCGAGGTCGGATCTCGCAATGTCCACTCCGACGCAAGTGAAGTCTTCTTCGAATGCTCGTGATTGCCACTCCCAGTTGGGCCAAAGGGAGCGTTCTGCGCCATCGACCCAGTTCCAGTGGTCCTGTCGCAGCTTGATGCGCTGCAACCATCTCTCATTCGCTGCCTCCACCCATGCAAGCGGAATCACGCAGTCCTCGGTGGACTCGCAGAAGTTCCCGAGGACACGGTTCTGGAACACAGCAGAATTCTCTCCCCACTGGCGACGGCGCTGCTCGACGAACTCAGGAGTGGCTCGTCCGGCTGCGATACACTCGTTAATCGTCACATGCCGCACCCACCAGTCCTCTAGTCCCGGCTTGCGATTGTGGATCTCGAAGAATCTCCCTTGAGGATCGCCCGGAGTGGAAATTGCGAGGGCAATGATCTCTTTGCCGACTCCACCCATGAGCGCGCCTTCAGCCGCGTCCCAGCGCGAGGGTTCGATAGCTTTGGCCTCGTCGAAGATGTACAGGAGGTGATCCGCGTGTCCGCCCTCGGTGCCAGTTTCCTCGGAGGATGTGATCGAGGAAGCTTTGCCAGTTTTGAGTCGCAATGTCTCAGCCATGAGTTCGTATTGATTGAACTGAGGTCTGCCTACTTTCTCCCAGATCACTCGCGTGGACCACTTGCGCACTTCAGGCCAGAGGAAGTCGCTCAACTGTCTACTGACTGAGGCTGTGGTGATGATCTTCCAGTCTGATTTGTCGGGGAGATCATCCCTCGTCAACGAAAACCACAAAATTGCTATTGATGCAAGGGCCGTCTTCCCGAGCGTGTGAGGACCACGCACGGCAGCTCGCGTAACGTTCGCCTTCCGTTGCGTAACAAGTGCGCCGAGAATCTCCTCCTGATAGCTCGTCAGTCCTCCACCCTCTGGCCACTGGATGCAGTCGCGTGCAAATCCCACTGGATCGTTCATGTAGAGGGACTTGAAGAGATCCGAGGGCTGGTCGATGAGGACATCCAGCTCCTTGTTGAGCTGAATCAACGCCTCCACTGGCCAAGTGCGCCAGTCGGGACCGAGTTGGATTTGCTTGCGGCGGCGGGGCATGGAGGCGAGTGTAGCACGAAGGAAAAGCTAAGGGTGTGCGACTCCGTGCTCAGCTTCAAAGACGACCAGAGCCTGAGCAGCCGTGCTTAAATCCGCACTGGCGGCGAGTGAGAGATCCAACTTGTCGGACATGTCAGTTAGGGCACTAACCCGTTGCCGCCGCCTGTACCACGTTTTCACAGCTTCGACTGTCTCGTTCCTTAGTCGCTGGTAATCACTCTCCCGCTCACTCATTCGTCGGACTCCTTCGTCGCGTCGCCTTCAAGAATGTTCAATAGACGCTCCAAGTCGCCAATCTTAACTGCAACCCTCGGTACGCCCACGGCTCGCGCTAGTTCAATCTGATCGCGCAGGATACCGAGTAGGCGATCCAACGAATCAATGTAGTCCTCGGATGTCTCGCTCACAACTTCCTTCTCTCCTTCCGCGTGCCGTTCGTCGCAGGCTTGATTGACAGCTTCAACCGCTTACACTCGGCCCAGAACAGATCCTCGGCCACGTCGTACATCGTCTTGCCTTTGTGCGCAGCCAGAACCCGCAGCAATGCGCGTGCGTCTTCGGAAACCTTCAGAGTTACCATGTACGCAATTTACTACTTTTACGCTTGTGTTGTCAAGGAAGATTTGCTAGAGTGGCGCACATGGAAGACTTACTACTGTCATGGCCACTCTATCTCGTCATAGAAGACGGCTTCGATCCTGAGTCAGCTCAGCACCTCCTCCCTGTTGTAGCCGCACTCGACAACGAGTCGGCCCGAGTGACAGTGAAGTTGCACGCGATGGAGGCGAGAGAACGATTACAGGAGTCAATGAATTGATAACTAACAACGAACTCGATCCTGAACGCATGCGTCACGAACTTGAGAATATCTACATGCTGGCGCGCGTGAAGCGAGCAAAACGCCATCGCTATGACAACGATGGAAAGTTTATTGGACTGATCGGTCCTAAAAGTGACGACGAAGACTGGGACAAGGTGATTAAGTTCTGCGAGCAAGCGGGACTGCGGGCTACGATTATTCGAACAATGGAGGCGCGAGAGGAAGTGGAGAGGGGGAGAAACTGACTAAAGTGGACGAGAAATGCCTGTGCGAATGCGGTTTCGTGCAGACTGAGCCACGAAGCGATCCGGCACGAGGGTTCTTCTGGTGTATCTGCGGAGAGAATAGACCTTGCGCGTGTGGCTGTACACATTGCAGGGAGAAACGTCAGCGAGAAGGCGGAGATCGACGATGAACTCCACCCGCATCCTGCTCTCAGATCGCCATTTTCACGACTTGCGGCTGTCGGAACAACAGATCGGAGTCGCCGTACATGCGCTGGTCGTTCTCGGGACCGCGTTTGACGAAGAATCCGACTACTTGGCTGTGATTACCGACGTGTTGCGGTGTTTACGTGAATCGATAGATCGGCTAGCCGTACCGGACGATTACAAATGTCAGAAATGCGGCAAAACAGGCGGAAAAGTGGTGAGTTTCCAATACGACAGCATCAAACGAGCAATATGGATCTGCCCGCACTGTGTTGACGCTGCTGGCCCCCTACAGGAGAAGAAATGAGCAGGTGGAGTCGATTTGTAATTAGCTTTCAATCGCTAATCCCGCGAAGGATTCACCGGATATGGGCCTTAGTTATGGGCTACTTCTGGATTCCGTGCCCGATCTGCGGCGAGATGTTCGGCGGACACGAAGCAAGACATACATCATCGCTGTGGGTTAAGCCGTATCACGGTAAAGCTGTTTGCGCTAAGTGCTCCGCAGAGGCCGTGCGGCGCAACACCGAGAACTACGGCTGGACGGAATGGTGAACTCGCCGCTGACCAACCTCGTTGAACCTTTTTGCCGGGAGAGATTGATAAAAATGGGCTACTTATTCTTACTGCTGTTCCTGCTATGGCTAGCAGTTCCGATCTACGTGTTTCGCTACCGACTGTGGCGCTGGTGGAAGGCGGAAGTGACCAATCGCAACCTTGCCCCACATGAGCGATGGCCTGAGATTCTCCAGTGGGCTAAAGGCGACGAGTTCGCGAACGGTGATTACCACTGTTACAAACTTGTCTCCATAGACTCAGATGGATATGCCGTTGTGAGTTGGCTTGGCAAGTTGGAGTACGCGCCGTTGTCGCGGCTGGTGGGCCACAACGCCTCTGCCAGAACCCGGCGCATTAATCGCCGACTAGCCGAGTCGAACGAGTACATGGAACTACTGAACGCCTTCAACGAATCCGTGGCCGAACTACAATGCCGGGACGAGAAGTTAAAGCTAGTCAGTTAACAAATTCCCTTTTTGTAAAATTCCAATTGGAAAATTGAAGGAAAATGACCTATGACAGCCACGTATCTCTGCCACTTCTGCGAATTTGATACCACCGGAGGCAAGTCTCACGATTGTCCCTACATAGGACTGGAAGAGATCGAGAAAATCGTTGTCAACGCAGCCGTCAACGCTATTTGCGGCTCGGCGTCAATCACTTCCGAGTGCCGTCGTGACGCTGCGGCGCTAGTGTCGGCTTATGCGAGATTCACGGGCAAGGAATGCCTAGAGCGCAGGGACGTAATTCAATTGCTGGGAAAAGCCTATCGCTACTTCGAGTACGAGGACGAGTTACCCGCTGAGCTTAAACCTTTTGTTTAATTCCAATTGGAAAAATTTGAATTCACACATCTGCACCTGCCCTGAACCCTGCGACACAATCGATCAATCTCCCGCCTACCGGGGGTCGAGCTAATGTCATGCGCAGCTGAGAGTGAGGAGGAGTGCGGCTGAGCGAGGAGTTGATCGTCATCGTCGTCTGTCATCGTCGTCGAGTTAGACCACCACGCAGCATTTAACACTCTCAGTAGTGAGTGCGCAACTGAGTGTATACGCAAGTGTGAGTAGTCGCGGTAGTCGATGACGATCTATGACAATGATGGACCATGACGAGGACGTAGTATGACGACCGTAGCAGCCGACAGTGGTAGTCACCCACTTAGACCACGCACACACAGCACCACTAACAGTAGTAGCCGTACTCACCTACTACCACAATCACCTGTGACTATTCGTTTGTTGAGTCTTTTTGTGAATCAGAGGACGGGAGGGGAAATTGCATGGATTCGACACATTCAGCACTCTCACTTCTACCTTGCACAGTATCCATGTCAATAAACTGAGTAGTTGCCGAGGGTAGTTGCGATACTCGATCTACGCCAAGTTTAGCAATCTTCTCCTGTATTTCATCCCTGATTGAATCAATATCCACGCTCACTTTGTCCCGAAACTTATGACGGTGAGCTTTCAGGTAGAACATGAGAAGTAGTGAATCACCATTGAGAGCCTTCTTAAATACGCTCGTTTCAGCCTTGTCATAACAATCTTCCTTAGAATCTTCAAGTGCTTCTGCAAACTGAGGATCACTCTCTATCCACCTATACGCAGTCTTGCGGTTAATACGCGTCACCTGTGCGGCGTGGTAGATAGATCCCTCATCACGATAGGCCAAAATGAACGTACGCTTTCTCTCTACTGTGGCATTGTCCCCTGAGAATGAGTAGTCGAGGAGTGGGATAAACTCACTGGAATCAACAACTTGTGGGTTCTGCGCCGACATAGGTGGAGGGATTATAGCATCGGTGTGGGTAAGGGCGGAAGACCTACCTCATCTCAACCCAGTCTCGGATTCAGTCGCAGGCGAATCCAGCACTGGTAGATGAATAGTAGTAGAGTGATTATTTCGATCATGTTAAGTCCTTCCGAATGCGTGGTTTAGCCGTGTTGCACACGAGTGTTGCTAACTAACGCAACGCCTAATAATGGTTCGGGATTTTCACAGTCGCATTCAGTTATCGGATACAATCGCGGCCCGCCCTTGGGTGGCTGATAGCCCTTATCTCCTGCCGCCGTAATAAGTTTGACGCACTCACTGCCGACGTAGACAAGCTGATCGTCTCGGGTATCCACTAAAGCGTAGGAGCGGCCTAGTTTACGATCACAGGCGAAGCATTTATCTGCGCCGAATCTCTCACTCATAGCAATCAAGTCCTTTGTGATGCATGGGTTAGACCGCCACTTTCTTCCAAAACCAGAACTTCTCTACAAACCGCTCTATCACTCTGGCGCAAATCGGGCCGGAAGCTCGCAAGGTTCCGTCACCTCCCTCAAAGCGTAGTCGATTCTTTTTCACGACCAGT